CTCACCCTCAGACCCCTGCTTCTTGTCAGCACTACGGCCACGCCATACGTCAGGCACATAGAACTCAGGCTCATCATCAACGTAACGACGACTGATCTCATTCCAGCGCAGGAACTTATGCTTCACTAGTTGTCGTGCTACAAAGATAGGAGCCTTGATGTGGAAGGATGCGAAGGCATGACCGAATGGGCTGATGTGCTTATGCTTAGCTAAGTACTTGACCAGCTTAGTGTCACGATCTGATAGACGCATGGTCTGACTATCGTGGTATTCCCAGTCAGCCTTCTTACCAAAGCTAACCCGTGCTGCGTTGACTACCGAAAGGTCTGACCCCATGTGGTCGATGTATGTTGTTGCGATCTGTGTCATTAGAACATATACTCCTGTGTTTCTTCGTCATATGATGGTAGCTGATTGTAACTCTCTCTTGTAACAGCTACAATACCAATTTCCTCGCACAGCCCCCTTGGGGCGAGCATGGCGGATAACTCCGCTAGAGGGGATGCAGGGATAACACCCATCTCAATCAAATGTTGCTCTAGTTCTAGACTCATTTTCTTACCTTCCAATATATCCAACTAACCATACAATGACCTTTACCGAAGATCAAGTCAATAAGAAAAACCATATTATACCAACTATTTCTCTTCCAACTCCAGTTTCTTGCGCTAAAGGTCTGGTTACTCTGCCCCCCTAATATCACGTTAAGCAACACACTAAGGGCAATACCGATCCTCTGTAGGTAGGCTAACAATCTCTTTTCTCCTTCGAGCAAGTGTAGAAGATATGATCCCCAGCCTTACCGTCTACTTTATATACCTTAGCCCAAGATGGACGTACATAGGTCGTATGGTAGTGGGTAGAGCTTGATCCTACCTCGTACCCATCAAGGAACATAGATGCTATCTCTACGGCCTTCTTATAGGCTCTACGGTCTATCTCTGAGGTGTGTGTCTTAGGGTTGTCTGACTTCCCGTCATGTGTGAATGAAAACTGCTTGTCTTCGTAGACTACGCTACACACATCATCAGGGAATGAGCTATGTCCCACTCTGTTGAGGATAACCTCAGCCACCATATGTTGAGCAAAGGTTGGTTCACTTCTAGCCTCAAAGAAGATTGCGGCTGCTAGGCATACGGTGGCTGCTGTCATCATTATGCCGCTTCCTCTAACTTCTCTAGCTCAAGGAGTCCCTCGAAAGCCATATCGACACACGTACAAAGCAAACTTAACTCGCCATCGGCCATCATAAAGTATCCACAACCATTTGTATCAAATCTGAGTTCGTAACCACCACAACCATCAAGAAACATCTTTACCATAAAGCCATCATACTCAAGGTCAACAAACATAAACTCAGCATACCACATATCCTCTACTTTCTTGTAGCTTACTTCCCAAGCTCTTTCATCAGGTGCTAGTGCCATAATTCATTCCTTTCTAAATGTTCTAGTAATGGGAGAGGATTATCTCTGTCACTCTCCCTACCATCTATTATCGTATTTCCACTACACGGTCAACCTTGAAGCTCTTCCATTTCCCTTGGGCTATCTCCCAGATAGGAACTTGACCCCGTGCCTTCATAGCTTCACCTTGAGCTACACCACGATCTGAACCTACCATCTTGCTTGTTGGCTTGAACAGGCCGTTTACTGTGCGGATGCTACCATCAGCCTTGATGAAAGATACTGTGGCGATCTTTGAGCCTTTACCTTTTACGAGGCATTTAACTTGCTCTGTTGTGAGTGTGTTTGTCATTGTCGTTCTCCTTCGGGCTGCGCCCTCTACGTCCTGTCGGACTAATTATTCACTACATACTGAATAAGCTACAAAAGAATCATAGTCAAGTGCTTTTAGCTCGCCCTGACAAGTTTTATTTAGCTCTTCAGCTTTAGCCATAGCTTCCATACGTGTGTACAGCTTACCTGTGTGTAGTTCCTCGAACCGTGGGTCTGCTGGACGTTCCATGTTCACCATCGCTACAATATATTGTTTCATTATGCTTTTTCCATTTCTTCTCTGATTGCAGTCCAGTTGTCCCACACATTGTCTACTTCTACAAGCACCAATTCACTCTTTAGGCTGTGACTTTTCATAAAGTTCTCCGCATCTGACTTCATCAGGAACGATCCTATCAGGCATGGTCCACTGTCAATGGTGTTTGGCTTCAAGTATACTACATACAACATCATTATTCCCCTATTCCGATTGGGCTAAGTTTACGTCTGACCTCTTCGTAAACGATTCTCACTACAGCGTCAACACTTTCGTCAAGCTCATCAAACTCACCTTTGAGGTCGAGCATATAGTATGCTGCAAGACCGTTCATCAGGTCTGACTTGTTGTCTACGTTATGTCCTCTCTCTGCCAGTGCTACAGCATAGATGTTACCTAGCTCTCTGAGCATTTCCAACGCTTGTTCCTGTGTCATTTGCGAATCTCCTTTGCTACTGCTTCATAGTCCACTACATTAAGCAGGTCGTCAAGTTTATCTTTTATTTCTTTAAGGTCATCCTGCACACGGTCCATGTCATGCTTTGCATCCGTGAGGTACGAGAGCAAGTTCTCAATGGTCTTGGCTTTTGGGTATCCCTCAGCTTCTGCTGTGCTGTTTGCGTTGATGCCACGATCAATGTCTCTCCTATACTCTCCTGCACGGAAAGAAACTTCAATCACATCGTACATAATAGCTTCGATCTCTTTAATCATAATTTCCATCGGGGGTCTCCGTCTGTTCATGTTGTTGTTGCTGTTCTGAGAATCACACTACATATTTCCATCGTGGGGGTCAATAACTTTTTTATTTTACCCACTAACCCTTTGATAAATCTATATTTCCACTGGAGGGGTGACTCTCTAATTCCCACGGTGGGGTGGGGCTGGCGGTCATTTTCCACTGGTGGGGGTATTCCTTATTTCCACTGGGGGGGTGTTACAATATAACACATTCCAGTTTTTGCATGTGATCGCAAACATTCAAGATTCACTATGTTATGGCTAACATTCAAAATTCACTATGTTATGGCTAACATCACGAAATGTTACAATATGTTACAAATGTGAAGTGACGTTACGGCATAGCTTGACTCCCTTGCGAATCTGTGAACGCAGCGACCGACTGATTCGGCTTGCTCTTGATTAAATCTAGCAAAGTGCGATTCTAGCTGCACAAATGCTAATATTGCATAACAGATATGCACAAATTGCATATGTCTTACGGGTTGACACACTCTGCGACTCACTATAATAAGGACTCAACCGCAACACATTAAACAAGGTGAATAACATGACACTCACAAAAACCCGCCCCTATACAATGACACTCAAAGCCGCCAAGGAATCGGCTGGCAAACTTTCCTTAGGTAACGGCAAAATGCCAGGATCAACATTCGCAACGGATGCATTCGCTTGCAAGGTAGGCGACAAGCTGGCCAAGGTGAAAGGCTCTGTTTGCCACTCATGTTATGCCCGCAAGATTCAAAAGCTACGCCCAAGCGTGAATCAAGGTTGGGGCAACAATCAGAAACTAGCCGTAAACCTAATCGCAAGCGCCCCTCACAAATGGGTTGCCGCTATGGTTTTCCAAGTGCAGAAAGCCGCAATCAAATCGGGTCAACCTTTCCATAGGTGGTTTGACTCTGGGGATTTGGACTCTGTTGATATGTTATCCGCTATTTGTAAAGTCGCAAAAGCAACCCCAGAGATCAAACATTGGTTGCCAACCCGTGAGTCGGGAATCGTTAAACAATATCGGGATCAAGGCGGTTCAATTCCCCGCAACCTTAGAATCCGCCTATCGGCCACAATGGTTAATGACAAGCCTATTGCAAGTGCCAAGAGACTAGGGGTCTCAACCTCAACAGTGCATAGCAAGGGCGAGTCTTACGTTGGCCACCAATGCCCCGCCCCAGATCAAGGCGGTAATTGTGGTGAATGCCGCCACTGTTGGACTAGCTCTGTTAATGTGTCATATCGTAAGCATTAACTGTTGACACAACACAACGAATCGCTTATAAAGGTTGTATAAACAGACACACAAGGAAACAACACAATGACAAACCGCCAAAAAATCGCCCGCCGCAATCGCCAAGAATTTGCAATGTGTATTGCCGCATGTGTTTTTGCAACTACCGTAGCAGCGCTGCTAGTAATGGGAGCATTGGTCTAATGGTTTTAGCTCTTGTCTGGCTATTTGTAGCCGTATCAATTCCAACCGCCATTGCAATTTGGTTTAACTCTTAATACATAAACAACAACGCAACAAAAGGAATCAACACAATGAAAACTATTGCAACACTCGCACTCATCGTTTACACAATGTCGCAAGCGTGGGTATATCCAACGCAAGGTGGCGTGAGTTTTGGCCTAGGTGATCTTGGCTACCATTACCAATATTCAACCGCAATCAAGGAGTCTTTCTAATGGCAAATCTAGGCGGGTATAATAAGGCGCAAGCTATTCTCTGGGGTAATCAAGACTCTTGGCATTTAGTGGCTAACGGCCCCGTCATAGGGTTTTGGAAAGGATCCACATTCCTAGGCAATCAAGGCGAGTCCCTATCTAGGGCGGTCGCATATGTAACCAAATATCACTCAAATAGGGAATCGACCTAATGGCCTATCTAGTAACCTTTGAAGCTTGTGTGTGGGAATCTGATGGTGAGTCCTATAACTTTGAGCAACGGCAACGATATTGCGACACATTGGAGCAAGCCGAAAGGTTCAAGGCGCAAGTGCTAGCGGGATTGCATAGGTTCTCCACCGATAAAGGCAGGCCAGAGTCCGCCACTATTGAATCCGTTATAATGGATTGAGTCCAATATCTTAGATATGAGATGAGTCCAGTTTGGTAGCGGTATGAGTCCAGTTTAAGACATTCGAATCAATCGTGGTGGGACGGCCCCACCGCCTTCCTAGTCAAGTAAAAACTTTCGTTTTCCTCAGTAAATACGCACATTTAAGCCAATGTGTGACCAATGTGCAACACTAATGTTACCTCTGCGTTACCTTACGTCACTTTATGTTATTTTCGGAGGAACTCTTTCCGATTTCATGTTGACATGGGATGGGACCCTTGGTATTATACGCAGGTGATTCGGTGGGGTCAGGTATCCACCTATGAATCCAAAACAAAGATTTACTTTGGGGTGCGGCAGAATGTCACAATAGCAGCTTGCTGCGCTGCGCTAGCGAGGGCGGAACTTTATCTGGCAACGTTCAAACATGTGCTACCCACCAATGAAGTGACAAATGTGTCACAAACTACAAAAAAATAAGAAAATACTTAAACTTTCTTTGCTTAGTTATCAATGACTTACAAAATAGTTGTTATTTACTATGTCTAAAACTCTGAAAAATATTCCTATAGTATAGTAGAGAGAGAGAGCAACTTAAGTTATAACTAAAGTTTCTTCTCATAGCTCTTCAACTAGTAAGTATAATAACTGAGTAAAGTAACTTAAGTTATAACTATAGTTGTCCCCTTCCAGATTATAGCACTAAGTTCAACCAAGACGTATGAGTTCATAGAAAATTCTTGCTTACAGGTCTTGCCGATGAACTTTGTCTTGGAATCTGCGCTACCCACATAAGTTACTTTTCTTATTGTAGTTGATGTAGCTATTGCCGATAGGCAAGCACCCAAGTTCCCACAGAATAAAGAAGTATAGTATTATGGCTGAGAAGCTCCCTTACAGTAAGAACGTAGAGAAACACATCTTGGAGTGTATCCAAGGTGGTGTAGCTATTCGTCAGATGCTTGCTTCTATGCAACACCTTCAGGGAGCACCTAGGTCTCTGTCTACTATGTACAAGATATATGGTAGCTTCATTGAGACTGAGAGAGCTAAGATCAACGGTATGGTTGGTAAGAAGGTTATTGACCAAGCACTAGAGGGAGACTTCAAGTCACAAGAACTCTTTCTACGTAGTAAAGGTGGATGGTCGCCAACTCAGACTAACATTGAAGTTGAGCAAGAGACTGACCCTGACCTAGATGAAAGTGCAGCCGACACCCTACTGACGCTGCTTGGAATGAATGATGACCCGACCGAACAGGAAGATAACGGCTGATACTATACGTCAGCTACCTAAGCCTAAAGTAGATGAGTTGTTCAAAGAGCTTGGTCCTAAGAAGCTAGAAGAGCTTAAGCATGACTGGAACTTCTGGGCTAGAGACAATCAGTTAGAGCCTGAGGGTAAAGACTGGAACACTTGGTTCATCAATGCTGGTCGTGGTTTCGGTAAGACACGTTCAGGTGTTGAGTGGGTAAGAGAGAATGTTAAGCGTGGTGTCAAACGTATCGCTGCTGTAGCTTCTACTAACTCAGATATTGAACGGGTTATGGTTAAGGGTGAGAGTGGTTTCCTATCTGTCTGCTGGAAGGGTGATAAGACCTACGCAGGTAAGAAGATGGGGTTCCCTGAGTGGTCACCTACTAAGCGTACACTCACATGGGAGAATGGTGCTCAAGTACAGTTCTTCTCTGCTGAGGAACCTGAGCGTCTCCGTGGCCCCCAGTTTGAATTAGCTTGGTGTGATGAAACTGCTGCTTGGAATAAGGACATGGATACTTGGTCTATGTTGCAGTTCTGTATGCGTCTCGGAAAACATCCTCGTATCATGGTTACAACTACACCTAAACCAACTAAGTTGATCCGTCAAATCCTCAAAGACCCTAAGACTGTAGTTACTACAGGGTCTACTTTTGATAACTCCGCTAACCTTGCTGGTACATACCTTAAGGCTGTTAAAGAGCAGTATGAGGGAACTAGACTTGGTAGGCAAGAACTTTATGCTGAGGTCTTGGAGGAAGCACAAGGTGCTCTTTGGACTACAGCAATGTTGGATGATGCTTCAGTTAAGCATGAAGCTGTCCCTGACCTAGCCCGTATTGTAGTTGCACTTGACCCTGCTGTTACCTCTAATGCTGAGAGTGACATGACAGGGATTGTTGTAGCTGGTATAGATGTTAATGGTGTAGCTTACGTCTTAGGTGATTACACTGACAGGCTATCTCCACAGGGTTGGGCCTCTAAGGCTATTCAACTCTACCACCAATATCAAGCAGATCGTATTGTCGCTGAGGTAAACCAAGGCGGTGATATGGTCAAGACAACTATACATGGTGAAGATGAAACAATTCCTTACAAAGCTGTACGTGCCTCTCGTGGTAAATATGCCCGTGCTGAACCTATATCTGCCCTATACGAGCGTGGTCTTGTTAAGCACGTTGCAAACCCTCCTGACGGCTCTTCACTAAACGAACTAGAGACGCAAATGAGAACATGGGAACCCTTAGGGTCGATTGGTTCCCCAGATAGACTTGATGCCCTTGTATGGGCTATTACAGACCTCTCACTCAACGGATATAGCAAACCAAAACTGACCCTCGCTTATTCAAGTGCTAAGGGGCTTTCACGCTAATTAGAGAAGCGATAAGACAATGGTAAAGAAACTCTCAGAGGCCAAGGCCAAGGCAACCCTTGGTGTAGCTGGTGACAATACACATAACGGTCAAATCCGTGCTGATGAGTTTCTGCCTGAGCTTCGTGGCAAGAAAGCTGTCCGTAAGTATCGTGAGATGCGGGACAACGATAGTACTGTTGGTGCTGTCATGTATTCTGTTGAGCAAATCCTTCGTGATGTAGACCTTCACGTTCATCCTGCTAACGATAGTGATGCAGCTAAAGTAGAGAAAGAGTTTGTTGAGAGTATCCTTGTGGATATGGATCACACTCTTGATGACCACATTGCTGAGGCTCTAGGTTATCTGTCATACGGCTTCGGTTGGTTTGAGGTTATCTACAAGCGCCGTGTTGGGCCTACTGAGAGATCACCTAAGAAGCACTCTAAGTTCACTGATGGTCGTATTGGTATCCGTAAGATTGCCTCACGTGCTCCTTGGACTATCAACAAGTTTGATGTAGACCAGAAGACAGGTGACGTACTTGGTATTGAGCAGTCAGTTGGCCTTATGGCGGGTAAGAATTACATCCCCACCAACAAGTCACTTTACTATCGTACTACAAGCCTTAATGGTGATCCTTCAGGTCGGTCTATCCTACGTAATGCTTATACCTCCTATGAGTACCTGAACAACCTACAGGCCATTGAGGCTATCGCAGTTGAACGTGAGCTTGCAGGTATCCCTGTAGCTCGTATCCCTGCTGAATACCTTTCAGGTGATGCTTCTGTAGCACAAGCTGGCTTCGTAAACAACCTACAGCAAATCCTTCGTGACGTTAAGTTTAACGAACAAGGTTACATCATCCTTCCCTCGGATACATACCCAGATAAAGATGGTGCTCCAACGAACCAACGTCTCGTAGATATTGAGTTGATGGCATCTAACGGTAAGCGTAACATTGATATTAACCCTATCATTAACCGCTACCAACATGACATTGCTCGTTCTGTCCTCTCTGAGTTTCTTCTTCTTGGTACAAGTGGTGGTTCCTACGCCCTGTCCAAGTCGAAGACAGACCTGTTCCTCCGTGCGCTTGAGAGTTACATCCAAGCAATCGTTGATGTTCTCAACAAACAGTTGGTTGAACGTCTTTGGCAGTTGAACGGTCTGGACTATGACCTCATGCCAACTATTAAAGCTGGTGATGTAGCTCCCCACGATCTTCGTGAGATTGCTGCCTTCCTTCGTAACCTTAACGGTGCGAATATTGATGTTAGTAGCCACCCAGAGGTTATCAAAGACCTTATGGACATTGCTGAGTTGGAATATGATCCTGAAGTCGGTAAAGACGAAACACAGGGCAATGCTCAAGATCAAGAGTGACGGTCCAACCCCTAACGAAAGAGGTAGGATATGTCAGAGGGTCTGTTAAATCAAGACGGGGGTTATCTTCTATCGGAGGATAACTCTCGTATACTCTTAGAGCAACAGATTATAGAGCAAGAGATTAAGGAACTACAACAGATGTTTGGCGGTTGGAATAGACGAATATACGAAGTGCCAGATGGCAGACTTGTCCAAGCTGAGCGTGAGATACAATCCACCTTTGGTGATGTAGTTTCTATCGACAAAAAAGCTAAGAGCCTACTGAAGTTCGGTAAGTCTGCTGAACTAAGTGCCGACACTATAGAAACTGTTTGGTCATATGGTGGACACGAAACTTACGTCAATGACAACCTGATTGATAGCATCTCCTCCTCCAATGTCTCTGATACCCAAGAAATTTACCTTGAGTGCCACACAGTGACAGGGACTGGGACGGACCAACAGTTTACCTTTATGACACAGACGGTCACCCTTAATGGTCAAAACAGAGTTCTCCTGCCTATTCCTGTAGCTCGTGTCTCAAGGGCATACAATAATAATGGTACAGAACTTCTTGGTGGCGCCTATGTCTACGAAGATACAGCTATCGTAGCTGGTGTACCGCAAGACGGAACTAAAGTCCACGCACATATCCCTCAAGGTTTCCAACAGTCCTTCAAGGCTGCAACAACCTTTAGTAATGAAGACTACTATATTCTCACGGGTGGGTTTGGTTCTGTATCAAACAAACAAGCAGCAAGTGTTGATTTTTACCTTGAAGTGAGAACCGCAGGTAAGATTTTCCGTCAAGGCGCTGCTGTCAGTGCAAGCTCTACTGGTGGGTCGTGGCAGATTGAACTTGATCCATGTATCGTCATCCCCAAGAACTCTGACATAAGGATCACTTGTGAAACTGGCACTCAAGGCGCTGTCGTATTTGGTAGCTTCAAAGGATATTTAGCAAAGGTCGTTGGATAATGAATAAAGTACTAAAAGCACAATACGCCAATGACATCTTCACTACCCCTGAAGAAGCTCGTTCACGTAGCATGGACATGGGCCTTAACGGTGACATCCATGTATCGGACTATAACGAACAAGCTGTCTATATGCCAGCCTCCTCAGAGGACGCATACGTAGCCTACTATGAGCAAGTGGCAGGTATCCCTACCGAAGAGGAAGAAGACACCTCAGTGGACCGTATAGAGGCTCTCAGAGCCATTGTACAGGAGATACTAAAGGTAGACTTCGCTAAGGCTGAGTATCAAGGTGAGAAAGTCACTCTGAACAAGCCTCGCCGTATCAAAGGTGGCAACAAGAAGTTTGAAGTCTTTGTACAAGACGGTGACAGAGTTAAACGAGTTACCTTCGGTGATCCTAACATGGAAATCCGTAGGGATGACCCTAAGGCTAGGGCAAACTTTCGCTCCCGACATTCTTGCGACACTAAGAAAGATAAGACAACGGCTGGTTATTGGTCATGTCGTATGTGGGAAGCAGATACATCGGTGGGTGAAATGACAAAGACGAACATAGAAGGTAAAATCCTCAAGACCGACGACGAACAACGTATGGTCTTTGGTTGGGCCTCAGTAGTAACCGAAAATGGTGAACCTGTAGTAGACCGCCAAGGGGATGTTATCGAAGCTGAGACGCTAGTCAAAGCTGTGAATGAATTTATGGAGCACGTAAGGGTCGGCAAGGCCATGCACGTTGGGGAACAAGTTGGTGTAGTTGTACACTCACTCCCTATCACTAAGGAAATTGGTGAAGCTCTAGGAATCCAGTCTGACCGTGAAGGATGGGTTGTCGCTTACAAAGTGTTCGACGATGACATCTGGGCTATGGTGAAGTCTGGCGAACTTGCGGCCTTCAGTATTGGTGGGCGAGCGCAAAAGGAAGAGATATGAAGGTTTGCACCAAGTGTCTCGTCGAAAAACCCCTCACAGCCTACGCTAAATCTAAAACCGAGCGTTTTGGGGTTAGGTCTAAGTGTAGAGATTGTGTGAAAAAGTACAATCATACTTATGTTAGAAGTAAAGAGAGTTTTGTTGGCAAAGTCTATTCTGGTTTATCTAAACTAGAGTATGACAGGCAATACTCTAGACTCAACAGAGATAAGCGAAACGCCAATCAGGCTAAACGTAGGTCGCTTCAATCTAAAGCTACATTCTCTGGTTATGAGAAAGAAATAGAAGAATTTTACTGGTTAGCTCGTGATTTAAGAGTAATAACTGGTGAAGAATACCACGTAGACCATATCGTACCTCTTAGGGGTAAGAACGTCTGTGGTTTACATGTCCCTTGGAACTTACAGGTTCTACCAGCGGATATTAACCTGTCGAAGAACAACACCTTCGATGCTCAAAAGGAGGAAATCTAACTTGCCTAATCTCCTAAAAAACTTGCACCTTGAAGAGCTATCTCTTGTAGATCGCCCTGCCAATGCACAGGCAATGGTTAGCCTCTTTAAGCGTGACACTTCCCACGAGGATATTACAAAGATGACTGATGAAATGGAAGCCAAAGTAAAGGCGTACATGGAAGAGAAAGCGTGTGGTAAAGAAGAAGCTATGAAGGCTCTTGGTTACGACATGATGAAATCAGAAGAAGAGGCTGTTGAAGCTCCTGAAGCTGTCGAAGTAGACAAAGCTGAAGAAGAAGTTGCAGAAGCCCCTGAAGCTGTTGAAGTAGACGTTGAAGCTCTTAAGGCTGACGTTGAGACACTTAAGGCAGAGAACGAACGGCTCCGCAAAGGTCTCATTGAGAATGGCTACGTAATTAAAGCTGAAGCTATCGAAAAGAAAGCTGAAGTTGAGATGCTGGAAATTGAAGGTGAGATGGTTTCTAAATCAGACATCCCTGCTCCAGTCCTCAAAGCTCTCGAAGCTGCTGCTATTGAGAAAGCTGACATTGAACTGACGAAACGTGCTGGTGAAGCTCTCCCACACTTCTCTGTTGATGTAGCTAAAGCTCTCGTAGCTAAGTTCGCTGAAGAAGAAGCAATTATGGAAGCTCTTAAGGCCGCTGATGCAGCTTTTGAAGCAGCCATGCAAGAATTTGGTAAGTCCGATGCAGACGGTGAGTTCGCTACTTCTGCTGACAAACTGGATGCTCTCGTAAAGTCCTACATGGACGATAACCAACTCAAAAAGAGTGAATATGCCAAGGCTTACGCTGCTGTAGCGAAGACCGACGAAGGCAAATCACTTATCAACAAATCCTATAAAGGGGAATAATCATGGCTGTTATGCAATCACGTGACAACCGCACTGAAATCGCTGGTGTCGGTGGAACTACTCAATTCAAATTCGTAACTCTCGACGCAGGTGGCGCTGTCACCGTTGCAGGTACTGCTGGTGAGCAGGCATACGGTGTATGCTTGGTCGGCGCTGCTGCTGGTGCTGCTACAACTATCTGTGTCTCAGGTTCGGTTATGGTAACTGCTGGTGGCACTATTGCTGCTGGTGCTGCTGTTCAAACAGACGCTGCTGGCGATGCACTTACTGCTGCATCTGGTGACGTTGTTATGGGTTATGCCAAGGAAGCTGCTGTCGATGGTCAAATCATCGAAATCGAGCTTATCCAAGGCGGTAACGTCGTAGCCTAACCCTAGCATTTAAAGGAATAATATAATGCCTCTTTTGACCCCATCCGCAGTACATATCGACCAACCGTTGTCAAACCTGACACTGGCGTATGTACAAGAGCAAACTAACTTTATTGCTGACAAAGTATTCCCTGTTGTAGGTGTACAGCGTCAGTCAGACAAGTACTACATCTACGACCGTGCGGAAATGAACCGTTCAGGTGATGTTAAGAAACTTGCCCCACGCACAGAAGTCAACCGTATCGGTATGTCTCTGTCAAACGACAGCTACTTTGCTGACGTATACGGCATCGGCATGGACTTCGATGAGCAAACACTTGCTAACGAAGATGCAATGCTTGAAGTTCGTGCCGCTGGCGCTCAAACTCTCGTAAACCGTGTTCTGATTGAACGTGAAGAGCAGTTCGCTTCAGCTTTCTTCGCTGCTGGTATCTGGGGTACAGACGCTACACCAGCTAACCTCTGGTCAGACTACACGAACTCAACACCAATCACTGATGTGACAACTGCTCGCCGCACTATGCAGCTTAAGTCAGGTGGCTTCAAGCCAAACACAATGGTTATCGGTAAAGAAGTCCGTGACATTCTTATCAACCACCCAGACGTACTTGCTCGCCTCAATGGTGGTGCTACTGTTTCAAACACAGCACTCATCACAGACGCCAAACTTGCTGAAATCTTTGAGGTAGAAAACTTCTACGTCATGGAAGCTGTCAAGAACGGTGCTGCTGAAGGTCTTGCAGAAGCTAACGCCTTCATCGGTGGTAAGAACGCCCTTCTGGTACACACACCACGTGCCTCAGGTCTTATGACACCTGCTGCTGGTCTGACATTCGCATGGAACAACATCCCAAGCGTAAACAACCTCGGTATCACAGTTGAGAGCTTCTCAGACGATGCTCTGAAGCGTCAGCAAGTTGCAGAGCACATCCAAGTGAAAATGGCATACGACATGAAAGTTGTTGGTGCTGACCTTGGTTACTTCTTCGAAGATGTTGTAGCATAAGCTACCGCTTCCTAAGACAAAGGTGGACCCTGAGCTTCGGCTTGGGGTTCAACCCAACTTATAAAATACCATAACAGTGAAATAGGAATAGAATTATGCACCCCACATACTTGGGATGGCAGGTAGATTGGCCTGTCTTCATTAAACGACCCCTCATGGCAGACAGTAAGACATGGAGCCAAGGGGAACACTTTAATTGGCTTGAACGTGGTATCGACCAAGACAAGGTAGCTACACTATATGCTTCTGGTTACATCCACCACAATAAAGAATTAGAAGTCCAAACTAAGGTTGGTGATCGACTATCTGAGCTATCTGGAAAACAGCTAGAAACTCTAGTCAACTTGCTTAACGCTGAAGTTAAAGCTCGTACATCAAGCACCTCAGAGTTTGAGACTAAGAAGTGTAAGAAGTCTAAGATTGACGATAAGCAACGTGGTCTTATTCGTCGCTTCCTCAACAACAACCGTTGGGTAACGGAAGACTTCTACACAATCCGAGATAAAATACTGAACGACTAGATAACTGGAGACGACTAGATGGCTTGGTCATACGATCCTACAGACTTGGATACAACTACGGCCTCAGGTCGTCTCAACACGGTCAGGCTCCTTGTAGGAGATACTGAAACACTAGACCAACAGGTTCAGGACGAAGAGATTACCTTTGGTCTGTCTGAGAATGGTGACAACATATATTATGCTGGTGCATGGATTGCTCGTGCCATTGCCTCTAAGTACTCTCGTAAGGTCAACACCTCACTTGATGGTGCTCTTAAGGCAGACTACAGTGATCTAGCTAAGCAGTATAAGGTTCTGGCTGATGACCTTGAGTATCAGGGTAAGACTTCAGGTGCTGTCATTGGTGTCCTAGCTGGTGGTATTACTAAGTCAGGTGTAGAGGCTGTAAGAGCTAACACTAACCGTATTGAAGGTTCCTTCCGCAGAGACCGTTTCAAGAACCCTCCGAGCTACCAAACCCCTGAGTACGAATAAGGAGTAGGTTATTATGTCCTTTCGATCATACGACCTACTTCATCTTGTCAGGGACTTCGGAGAGAGCCTAACTCTATCTAAAGTTACTTCTGATGGTACATATAACCCAGCCACAGGTGAGGTAGACGGTTCAGCTACAACTAACTATGCCTTCACTGGCTACTTCTATAACTACGATACAGGTATCTCAGGTAACATGGATATGGTAGTTAGGGGCGTACGTAAGTGCGTCATTCCTGCCCTTAACCTAGCTGTAGAGCCTGAAACTAACGATCTTGTCACTGGCAACAATGATGATGTTAAGATTGTCTCTGTAGTCACTATCTTCAGCAACGGAACTCCAGTGTGTTACCTCTGTGACGTAAGGGAGTAAGCATCTTGGCTAAGCAAACTACAATCACGGTCAATAAGAGTTTTGATGACAAGATGCTGCTTTTACAACAAACAGCGGAAGAAAGGGTTAAAGATGAACTCTTTTCTATTGCTGACTACGCTATTGCAATCTCTCCTGTAGACTCTGGTGCTTGGGTCGAGAGTTTCTCCATGTTACCTGTTGGTCAGGGTGGAGGTCGCTCTAAAAGCTCTGGTGCTCGTAGGACTAGCGTTAAGAAGGGTACAGCTTCTCGCCAACAGTTCACTGATATTGCTAGGTCAAACCTCTACAGTGATATTGAGAAGTTTAGCTTAGAGACATCTGATAAAGTGACCTTAAGAAACCGTGCCCCTCATGCCCGTGAGGTAGAGGATAAACATGGTTGGTCAGTATTTACGAAAGTGAGGAATAAGTTTGGCTAGTATCTATAACGACATTCGTGCCGCACTTGAGACTCACCTCTCTAATGTGTCTGGTATCCCCTCAGTAGCCTATGAGAACGTCTCATTCGAGCCACAGACAGGCACTAGCTTCCTTCAGGTAATGTTTCTCCCTACGGAACGTAGACCTGCTGTACGGGGCTTAAATCCACAACAACGGTATCAGGGTGTCTTTTCCATTCTGGTACATACCCCAGAGGGCAAAGGGCCAAAGGAAGCTGACGATTATGCTAACACACTGCTAGAGGCATTTGAGGCAACTACAGATATTTCCTTTACTAACTCTGACCTTGAAACAATCAACGTATCTCTCGACTACGCAGAACGACAGCAAGGCATCTTAGACAGCCCTTGGTACTACGTTCGGGTAGACATCGGCTGGTACATCTACAAATAACTTCCCACAGGAGAATTTAATATGGCCTTTGCACAGGGTTCACGCTCCAGCCTGTCCTACATCGTAGAATCTACGTTTGGTACGACACCTGCTGGTAACTTCACTAACCTTCCTTTCAGCACTCACTCTTTGAACCTTACCAAAGACCGTGTAGCTGGTAACGACATCCAAGCTGACCGTATGCCTCGTGTAGACCGTCATGGCAACCGTCAAGTAGCTGGTGACATTGTAGTTGATCTTCGTGATGCTGACTATGACGCCTTCCTTGAATCAGCTATGCTCAACACATGGGCTACTAATGTCCTGAAGGTTGGTACGACACCTAAGTTCTTCTCTATCGAAGACTATGCTGCTGATATTGACCAAGCTCGTGTGTTCACAGGTATGTCAGTTTCCACTATGGGTATCTCACTTGCCCCTAACCAGATGGTAACAACTACCTTCGGTATGGTCGGTAAAGATATGACCATCGGTGGCACAGAGAAGACACAAGATGCTGCTTCAGGTGCTGCACCCTTCGATGCTTACTCAGGTGACATTTCCATCGGTAACGTAGGTGCAGGTTCTGCTGTAGCCATCGTAACTGGTCTTGACTTCACTCTCTCCAACTCTTTCGCCCCCACATTCGTAATTGGTGACGGTAGTGCCCCATCACTTGAGTATGGTCGTGCCGAAGTTGAAGGTACACTCACAGCCTACTTCGAAGATGCTTCTCTCATCAACCGTTTCCTTAACGAGACAGAGACCGAGATTGAAGTGTCTGTAGATGACCCTACAGGTGGTAATTCTTACACATTCCTATTCCCACGGGTCAAGATTAACTCTGCTGATGTTGGTGTAGATGGCCCAACAAGCCGTATGGTCTCTATGTCCTTTGTGTCTCTCTATGATGCGACAGAAGCCACTAACCTTAAGATTACACGCCCAGCATAATAAGCTGACGTACAAGATACCTACGTAGGTACAGTGGAGGCTCCTGAGTCGGGTCGGGGGTCTCCACACTATAACCCGAATACCCGACACTAACAAAGGAACCCGACAATGGATTTGATGAACCTCAAACCTACTAGCGACACAGTAGAAGTAACCCTTACACACCCTAACACTGGTGCTACACTAAATAATGATGATAAGACGCCAATGACTATTACAGTCTACGCAAGTCATTCTAAAGAGCACAAAGAGGTGTTGCATGAGCAGACGAACAAACGTCTTAAGGCTATGCAGAGTGGTAAGAAGCAAGACTTTACGGCACAAGACATCGAAGAAGCTACCCTTACGTTGCTATCTAAGATCACAGCCTCTTGGAATATTACTTATGGTGGTGAGAACCCCAAACTGTCTGTGGCTAAGGCTAGAGAGATTTACGACGAAGTGTTTTGGATTAAGGCTCAGGTTGAGGAGGCTCTCGCTGAATCTCTGGATTTTACCAAGGCCTAACTTCTCAGTTGTGTGACTGGGCTGAACATCAGTTTAAGCTCAATCGCCCTGACAAGGATGGCATTACAGAACGTGAACACTTGGAACAAGTAGAAAGGCAGATTGGACGTAGACCAGAAGCATTGGAACCCCCGACAGAATTTCCTCAGCTTATGTCTCATGTCTGGTCTGCCTTTATTACGTTAAGCAACAGTAGAACTCAAGGCTTTTCTGGCCCTAACCCGATAACTTATGAACAAATTAAATCATGGAAGGAACTGACTGAGACACCTATTGCTCCTTGGGAAGTGGAAGCAATTAAATGTCTTGATACAGTTTATATGGGGGTAGCGAATGGCTGACGATATTATGTTTGTGATTGGGGTTGATGATAGAGACCTCATCAAAGCACAAAAGGAACAGCTTAAGTTTCAGCGTAACCTTACTACGATTGAGAAGGCTTTTCGTTCTGGTGACATTACGGCAGGTCGCTACAATGCAGAGTTAGCCAAGCAGGCAAGACAACTACAGACCCTTGGCGGCAGCTATAATCAGGCAAGCTCGGAAGTACGTAAGTATGCGTATGCTATGCGTCAAGCCGATGATGCTACTTTGTCTCAAGCTCAAGCGATGGGTTTTGCTGGTAAGAATATTAACCGAATGGGGGCTAACTTACAGCAAGCTGGATATCAGATTGGTGACTTTGCAGTACAAGTTCAAGGCGGCACTAATGTTATGGTCGCCCTTGGTCAACAGGGTGCTCAATTACTTGGTATTTTTGGCCCTGCGGGGGCTATAGCTGGTGCTGGTCTTGCTATTACAACTGCCTTTCTTGCACCGTTAATGCGGGTAAAGGATGAGGCTAAAGATGCTGCTGATGCCACAAAAGCTTTTGATGATAGAGTTAAGAGTTTAAGTGATACTTTAAGGGAATACGCTAGGGTCAAAAAGGCAGTGTCGCTAGGGTTGACCCCTGAAGAGTTGACTGGCGTTGAGAGCTTGCAAGCCGCTAAAGATAAACTTGAAGTGGCAAAAGAAGAGCTTAAGGTTGCAAGGGAATATGCTTTTGCGACAGCCCAAGCGGGCGGTATTGGTATGTTCTTCGGGGTAAGTGGTAAAGCTGTTGATGAAGCTAAAGTTAAAGTTGAGCAAGCTGAAAAGGATTTGGCTGCTATTCAAGCTAAGGTTCGTCAAGACGCTAGAGAAAAAGCCGAGGCTATTCTCAACGACCAGTATGAACAACAGCAAAGAGATCAAGCTCTAGCTGAGTATAACGCTGGGCAAGCCGCTATAGCTGAACGAGTGTCTTGGGTTGAGGAATCCACTAAAATCTTCAGGGACGCACAAAAGAAAATGCGTGATGAAGAAGTGGCTGAGACGGAACGGTCACTTGATCGTTTGTTTAGAAACAGGACGCTGATGTACTCAATTCGCTTCTCTGGTGATGCGAATGTTATGTCTCAAGCGCTAACCCCCTCAACTAAGGGGATGAAGCCTACTCAGTCCTACCAAGAGCTTATTGCAATGGGTTGGTCCCCAGAGGACTTGGAACGCATTGGGGTTAAGGTCCCAAGGAAATCTGGCGGTGGTAGTAAGAAAGCCCCAAAAGACCCCCTCGTTGAGTTGAACAAGCGTATCACTCTGGATGAAAAGCTCTTAGGTGTATCTAAAGAACGTGAAACTGTACTCAGAGCTATTGCTAACTCAGATAAAGAGTACACAGACGCAGCTATCAACGGTGCTATCTCCCGTCTTGAGGCCTACAACAAAGAGAAAGAACTCCTTGAGGAAGCTGCTGCACAACAACAGAACATAGCTGACACTCTTAAGAACAGCATGGAAGACGCTTTCATGTCTATTGTTGATGGCACTAAGTCTGCTGAAGATGCCTTCAAGGACATGGCTCGTATGATTATCTCTGAGCTTTACAAGGTTCTTGTAGTTCAACAGATGGTCGGTAGCTTTGAAGCTGGTGGGGGTGGTATTCTTGGTAGTATCTTTGGTGCTATTGGTAAGAGAGCCTCAGGTGGTACTGTCATGTCTAACCAACCTTACCTTGTAGGTGAGAAAGGTCCAGAAGTAATCGTACCTCAGAACCGTGGTCATGTTATGAACGCTGATCTTACAGCTAAGGCTATGGGAGGTAGTGGTGAGGCTGTTGTAGTCAACCAGACGTTTAACTTCGCAGCTAACGGTGATGACAGTGTTAAGAAGTTGATTGCTCAGGCTGCACCACAGATTGCCAATATGACACAGAAACAGATCATGGATAGCCGTAGACGAGGTGGAGCCATGAAGTCAACCTTCGGTTAATAAGAGGAAAGCATGGCTTTATCATATCCACTAAATACACCAACTACTATCGGGATTGAGAGTATTGAGCTAAGGGCAGTTAATGCTGTAGCTGTCTCTCAATCTCCCTTTACCTACAAACAACAAGTCATTAGTCACGGTGGACAGAAGTGGGAAGCCTCAGTTACTATCCCCTCTGTTCATCGTGATAAGGCTGCTGAGTGGAAAGCTCTTTTAGTGGGTCTTAAGGGACAGGTAGGTACATTCCTACTGGGAGACCCTGACTATGCTACACCCCAAGGTACAGTTAGTTCTTGTACACTTACAGGTAATGCTGGTGATGAGTCTGTTAGTGTAGTTATGACTGGGACACTTAAGGCTGGTGACTACATCCAACTTGGGTCAGGTTCTTCAGCTAAACTACACCAAGTCCTTTTAGACCAAGATGGTGATGGTAACTTGGAGATATGGCCTTCCCTACGGTCTGATTATGCAGGAGCTACTGTAGTCTTCAATAACCCTAAAGGTGTCTTCCGCTTAAGTAACAATGTGACATCATGGTCAATCAATAACGCCTCTATCTACGGTATCTCATTTGAAGCTGTAGAAGCTCTTACATAAGGAATATAGCCTTGGCTGATAAGAAAATTTCCCAACTTAATAACCTTGCGGGAGCTAACCTAGATAACAACGATGAGTTCGTTCTCGTAGATACTTCTGCTGATGAGACTAAGGCTATTACCTTTGGTGAGCTAAAGACTGCCCTTGATACTTCTACGGGTTTTGTACGTATCACTGGCGATACTATGACTGGCAACCTCACAGTGCCTAACCTGATTACCTCTGGTAATGTAGATGGTCGTGATGTATCAGCCGATGGTACAAAACTGGATGGTATTGAGGCAGGTGCTACTGCTGACCAAACTAAAGCTGACATTGATGCCCTTGGTATTAACGCTACACAACTGAATGGTAATGCTTCAAGTTACTTTACTGGGTATACTGACACAGCCATTGCTAACCTTGTAGACTCTGCCCCAGCTACTCTTGACACACTAAACGAACTGGCTGCTGCTCTTGGGGATGACCCTAACTTTGCTACCACAATCTCTACACAGATTGGTCTAAAGCTTGATGCCTCTGCCTACACTGCTGCTGATGTACTTTCTAAACTTCTTACTGTAGATGGCTCAGGTTCAGGCCTTGATGCAGATACTCTTGATGGTATTAGTAGTGCGGGTTTTGCTACTGCTGCACAAGGTGCTCTAGCTGACAGTGCTATACAATCTGCTGACTTGGCTACTGTAGCTACTACAGGCTCTTACAATGACCTGTCTGACACACCAACACTCGGCACTGCCGCCGCCGCCGATACAACTGACTTCGATGCGGCTGGCACGGCACTGGCCCTTTCAATCGCATTAGGATGAGAACATGAACATCTTCAAGAACTACACTTCAGCCTCAGTAGGCACATCCCCCGTAACCACATACACTGTGCCAGCCTCGACCACTGCGGTGACGATTGGCCTGACTGTGGCCAACACTACAGCCTCTCAGATCAGCGTTGATGTGCAGTGTGCTGGTGTATACGTCATCAAGGGTGTCCCTATCCCCGCTGGCTCTGCGCTTTCAGTGCTTGACGGTAAGATTATCCTTGAGACTGCTGACACTGTAGTAGTCACATCGGATACAGCCACAAGTGCTGACGTTATCCTCTCAATCCTCGAGCAATCATAATGGCTTACCACAAGGGTAGGAAACTAACCAAGGACTACTGTAGAAGTGTCGCTAGCCAGTATACTGTAAGACAACGCCTCTTAGACGAAGATAGCTCCGTATACCGTAAATGTCGCCTTGAGGGTTGGTTAGAAGAGTTTATACCCAGAGCTAGGCGTGAAAACTTTACCAAAGAAGAGTGTAGGTATATCGCAAGCGTGTACTCCTCTAGGAGAGAGCTAGAACTAGCAGATGTATCAGTCTACCAAAAGTGTGTAAGAGAGGGTTGGTTACAAGAGTTTTTTGGTGATGTGGCAAACCCAATAAGCGACAACGACTGTATATACCTAATCAAAACACCCCTAAAAGTTAATGGCAACTGTGTTTATAAAGTAGGCATAACATCTTCTAGACTTGAAGATAGGCGTGTGCAGAGGGTAATTTCAGCATCGGGTTTTAACTCAGAGCTAGTGATACTTGCTAATGTTGAATGCAAGGCTACAAGCCTAGAGACTGCCTTTCTAGGCAAGGGTACTGTAGTTACCTTTGAGGATAAGTTTGATGGCTATACCGAATACAGGGCTTTCACAGAAGAAGAAGTGATCTATATTATGAATACTATAAAGCAAAACATGAGGGGGGTTTAACCTTGGCGGGATATCTTGGCACTAAGGCCGTACTCCTTAGCACTACTGCTGCTGACGTTGTTGGCAATGCAGAGATTGGTGGTGATCTGACTGTTGGTGGAGCCTTCACGAGCCAAGGCATCGACGACAATGCGTCTGCCACGGCTATGACGCTGGATGCTTCGGGCAGCGTAGGCATTGGGACAGGTTCGCCTAGTGCTGGCTCTATTGGCGGTACGGTTGCTCATGTTCAGAGTAGTGGGGCAACCGCTTCTGTCCGTGTAGACCGTAGTGATGCGGCTACGGCTGGCACACTGTCT